CAAGAAACGATCCATCGAGCCAACACACTAACACGCCCCGGACTTGTCTCCGGCGGCCTCGAGCAGAGCGCGCAGCCGGCGGATCTCGGCGGCGGCGTCCTCCTTGACGCTGACGCAGTGACACGAATCGCAGTAGTCGCCCCACGGCTGCGATTGATCGAGCAGACGATCCACGATGTCCGGCTCCGGCGTTGCCGGCAACCTCGCCAGCGGCTTGCCGTTCGCTGGCACGTGCGAGCCGCAGAACGTCTGGCCGTCGGCGTCTCGCCACCGGGCTGGGGCGTGGCAGCTGGTGCAGGTTGCTGTGGTCATGCGTGTCTCTCCGTGTGTCTTGCTGCTGCGTCGGCAGCGGCCTCCAGGCCGATGCCGTGCTTGGAACCCTTCAAGGATTCTTTGAGGAATCCTTGAGGACAATTGAGGAATAGGGGTCACCCCCGGTGCGCGCTTGTGACACCCCCGGTGCGCGCACCTGACACGGGGTGTGCGCGCTCCTGACACCCCCGGTGTCACCTACCTGACACCCCGTGTGTGCGCCCCCAGAGGAGGGGAGGAGGAACCGATAGCGGTACCGCTTTCCCTTCTTCGGTCCACGCTCGAGGACGCCAGCATCGACCAGTTGCTTCAAGCCGCGGCGGATGGATGTGGTCTGAACCCCGGCCACAGTCGCGGCCCCTCGGCACGACATGGTGAACTGGCACGACTTGTAGTCCGCCCAGACGAGAGCGATGACGAACACCAGGCGACCCTCGGAGCGGAGCGACGAGAGGACGCCACTGCGGACGATCGCCTCGTGTCGCCTTCGCATTTCGCCGCTGACGGCTTTTTGCTTCTCGGATGGCACGCCGGTCACCTCCAGGTAGAAAAGTCGTCTACCGGCGAAACCTGAGCGTCAGAGAACGTCTGAAGCTGCCCGTCGAACTTCGTGATGATGTCCTCGCATGGGCCGTGCCGGTTCTTCTTGCACATCCAGCGAACCATCCGATTACCGTCCTGGTCCCTGTCGGGATCGGGATCGCCGAGCAGAAACAAGTCGGCCGCGAAGTCCAGCTCGGAGGATTCCTTGCCGATCGCTCCGATCCGCGTGTCGGCCCCCACACCCTTGGCGATGTTGCTGATCGCCAGGACGGCCACGTTCCGCTCGAGGGACAGCCGGCGTATCCGCTTCACCACGCCATCGATCTCCGCTCGCCGGTCGGCGGCCTCCATCTCGACGAGCTGGATGTAGTCGATGACCAAAAGCCGGGCTCCGGACTCGACCACCGCGTCCTCGATCTTGCCGATCGACAGAGGCGGGGCGACGAGCTGGAGCCGGTCGCCGACCTTCATCTTGAGCGCCAAGGCCGATCCTTTGGCGAGATCAGAACGCCTCTCGGCGCTTGCCATCGTCACCGGATGTTGCCCGTAGCGGGTTGACCAATGGCACGTCGCCCGGCGGGCCATCGCTTCCATCGTCATCTCGCCCATGCACCAGACGACGCGAAGGCTGGAATCCACATCGAGGGCTCCCAGGCAAGCCTGAAGGGCCAAAGCGCTCTTACCGACGCTCGGGGGAGCCGCAAACACGGACAGCCCGCCTACGGGCAGCCCGCCGCCGCACATCCGGTCGAGCGGCGCGAAGGCCGTTTCGATCTTCGGTGTCGTTTCGTGAGCAAGGTACTCGTCGACTGCGTCACTGAGGCTCGCCGGCTTGTTCTCCTGCTCGACGGCCTGGGCGGCCTCCTTCACATCCTCGGCAGCCGCGAGGATCTCCGCTGACGATGCCTGACGAGACTCGACGAGAGACTTAAGATCCATCGCCGCAAAATGGACCGCCCGACGATGAGCGTCGGCACGGACTTGGCGAGCGTACCGGACGATCCCGATACTGAATGCCGCCCGGTTCCGCGTCGATTCTTGGATGCACTGAAAGTAAGTCTCCCGGCACCTCCCGTACAGCTCGTGCCGCGTCAGGTCGTGCTGCTTCGGAGCCTCGACGGTCGTGAGGACATCGGACAGCATCTGAAATGCCGTGCGACGTTCATCGTCCGCAAAATCAGCGTGGCGAACGAAGGAAATTGCCTTGCGGGCCTTGTCGGGATCGTCCGTGAGCAGTTCAAAGGCACCGCAAAGAAACGACAATTCTGGCGACGATCCATCGTCCATGCGTAATCTCCTGACTTACAGCAAGCCCTGTATCTTGCGACGACTGATGATCAACTTGTTTAGCTCACGGTCTTCTGCCGCGTGTCGTGCTGTGATATGAAATCCACCCCACTCCTTGCGGTCACGGAATCTTCCTTGGCCGACATCGTGCCAAAATCGTTGCCATGCCATAGTTGGACTAGTGGCTTGATACGTGATGTCTGCCATGTGATGCGACACCCAATGCTCTTGGGTTATCTCGCCGTCTTTGCAATGAAAGGCAATCACCACTGCCTTGCCGAGTGCGACGGCGTACCCAATTTCAAATAGCGTTCCATAGCAGTCCGCAGAGTTGATCCACGCAAACACAAGATCGGCCCGCTTGATGGCAGTGCGGATGTTGTGGCATACGACTGATTTATCCCATGTTCCGGACAGGTCTACGGGATACCCATGACTATCTAAATGAGGAGTAGCATGCGGTCCTAATGAGTGATTGATCGCTCTCGCGTGCCCGCACTCCAACTCCGGCGCAACCCACCACGGTCCCGTGTACGTTAAGTGGTGACAATCCAAAACACAGACAGCCTTGTCTAAAGTCTCCCAGAAATCGCCAGGATCCTTTGGAAGGTCAGCCGCAATCTGGTTTTCGTGTCCGTACCCTTTGATGATTTCGGAACGCCAATCGTCACCTGTAATCTTGCCGGCTAGGTAGAACGACTTGATCTCATTGCCGAAGATAACTGGGGACTCTTCAGCAATCACAGCGCTACCTTCAGGGCATACACCGCGTGTGCCCTCTGGAATCGTGAGACTCCAACTGCACGAAGGACACCGCAATTCAGAGACGCGCCTACGAAGGCTCGCGCGTCGGCACTTAGGGCAATGAGCTATGTGCAGGTAGCGGTAAGTGGCAGGGTGTGACGAGTCCCGAGAAGCCCTTTGCCACCAAATGCCGCCTTTTGGATGAGCGCCGAGGGCGGAATGGCAGCTTTCGCAAAGCGTTTCTAGGTCATCGACAGGAGAATCCCACAGTTCTCCTTGATAGCGCTTGTGATGGACGTGCAAGGTCGAAGAGCTGTCGCCACACGAGACGCACGAGAAGGCGTCTCGCTGCATGATCTCAAGCCGCTTGCGCTGCCACCGTGGATCGTCGTACTTGTTTGCCATCACACCCTCCCCCAAGTCACCGCCCTCTTTCCGCTCGCCGTCCGCCCCTCGCCCACCGCCTGGACGAGCCCTTCTCGCACCAACTCCACCCGCCGCGGCCGGACCGTGTTCGCCCCGATCCCAGTCCGCTCGACGATCTGCTCGTCGGTCAGCGGGCCGTGCCGCTCGAGGGCGGCGATGATCGTCTGCTTGTCGCAGTCCTTCTTCGTCGCCGTCTGCGACTTCGCCGCCTCGACGCTCGTCGGCGAGTGCCGCTGGGCCGGTGCGTCGAAGTCGATGTAGTGCTGGCCTTGGTACTTCATGCGGTCACCGCGTCGAAAAGGGTCGTCTCAACCTTCTTCCCAAGTGCCGCCTCCGCAAGATTCCGAACCGCTTGACGGTAGTAAGCCGGCTTCAACTCCACGCCAATCGCCTTCCGTCCCATGAGAACGGCCCCGTACGCCTCGCTGCCGACACCCATAAACGGTGTCAGCACCGTCTCGCCCGGAAGGCTGCGAAGTTGCACGACACGCTCAATAACGTCGAGTTGAAGCGGGTGCATGTGCCGCTCGTCCTGTTCCTCGCGGGCTTCTTTGTAGGGCAGCGTCCGACCGATCCGAATGTCATCCCAAAAAGACGATGCGTACTGTCGCCACACCCAGTGGGAGTAACGGTTCTCGATCTGCTTTCCCTTGTGGCCGCGGAACGGCAGCAGCTCCTCGGGAACCTGTCGCTCGCCGGCGTATTCGAGGAGTCCGTTAGGATTAGCCACGGGAACCGGATTGTCTCCGTCCTTTCGGAACAGAAGCATGCAGTCAGCCGAGGCCACATCGCACAAGCTAGCGTCGGTCACGACTTGCTTGTGTGCGAGCCCCTTCGCCATCGTTCGCAGCCGAACGGCGAGCGGCTCCTTCCAAACGAAGTGCCGGCACCAGAAACGCCAGCCAAGCGATTCGTGAAGGCGGATGATCTCGCCGGGAAAGTCCACCAGTCCGCCGGGCGAAGACTTCCGCGGGATGTCCATGCAATGCACAGCCGTCAGCCTGCCCGGCATCGTCACCCGGTGGATCTCACCCACGACAAAGGCGTAGTGATCGAAAAACTCCTGGTGGCTCCGGCAGTTCGACAAGTCGCGGTCGCTTGACGAGTAGTGGTAGAGACATCCCGCCCCGTCGGCCGCGAACGGCGGGGAATAGAGAGACAGATGGACGCTGTCGTCAGGGATGCTCTGAAGCACCTCGCAGCAGTCGCCGTTGTAGATCGCGTAGTCGTTTGTGACTACTTGTTCCGTGCAAGCCATCCTGGCACCTCCTCCGGTTGAGTGAAAGTTCTCTTGTGATCCACTGACATCGAATCGTTCATGTGAGTAACGAGGGCCTCGAACATTTTTTCCGCCGCCCCGGCTTTTCTCCGGAGATTTGCCAGCACGCCGACTTCCCCCTCGGTAGCAACGACGTGAACGTCCACGGGGTTGGTCTGCCCAAAACGCCAGCAACGACGCACGGCTTGGTAATACTGCTCCCACGAGTGGGAAGCGAACGTCACGACGTTGTGACAGTGCTGCCAGTTCAATCCAAAGCATCCAATCTTTGGCTTCGTGACTAGCCTCTTAAGTTGCCCACGCTGAAACGCCAACAGCAGCTCTTCCTTTTCTTCCTCGGACTGCGACCCGCTAACCTGCCGGCAGTCTGAGATAGACCGCTCGAGCATGTCGGCCTCGTCATTTAAGTGACACCACACCACCGAAGAGCCGGTGTGACTGCCGACAAGATCCGCAGCCGCCGCACACCGATCCTCTAACGTCAGTCGCCTCTCCTCTCGCTGCTCCTGGAGAGAGTTGGCCGGCATGGAGAACAGCATCCCAGACCGCGTCTTGCTGCTATGGACGACATGCTCGTGTTCTCTTAATGGCGGCAAGACCAACTTTCCGTCGTCAAACCCAAGGTCGCTCGGCTTGCGACACGCACGCGACCAAGAGCACACCCATTTCCAAAACTGCTCCTCGGCATGTCCACGGAATCGATAGCT